TTTCCCACCATGAATAAAAATCAACATATTTTAAATGACAATCATCTTTAAACCGTTTTGATAAAATTTTAACATTTAATTGTGGTGGATGATAAACAAAATTATAATTTACTCCACCTGCACCAAAAGGCCACATATTAATTTTTTTAAAACCTTCATTTAATTTCCATTTTATAAAATCTGGAATGTAATATATGTTTAAAGCTTGAACTGCACAAGCAAGAGTAACTTCAACATTATTATCTGTATTGTCAAGTAAATGCATTTGTTTTACTTGATGGTCCCATTTACTAGGATATCTTATGTAGTCATTCATAACACCAATAGAATCAATACTATAATGAAATCTAATCCTTTTAAATTTTTTCCACAATTTAAATAATCTATCTGGCATTTCAACACCGTTACTATTATATCTCAATTCAATTTGTTCAGCATATCCCATTTGAATTACTTTTTCAAGTAAAGTATAATGTTCTTCTATAATTGTACTTTCTCCACCAGCAAAGTATAATTGATAAATATTAGGTATTTGACTATATAAATCATCCCAAAATTTAGGATTGTTTTTATACCAATTATATGTTGCTCCCCACTCATCTGCTCCACCGCCATGCCATTGTGAAGTATATTTCAATGATTCACTTTTAACTTGTGGATAATATTCTTTCCAATCAGGTACCCATGCAGACGAATCATGCGGACTGCACATGATACATTTCAAATTACATTTAGAACCTAAACGCAAATCAATATATCTTATTTTTGGTGGTATTTCACCATCTTCTTTGGTTTCACCAATTATATCATCTAAACTAAATCTTTCTAACCAATAATTAGTTTCCCACATTCGCTTGGAATTGTGTCCCGCTTCTTCTTCTTTAAAACACTTAATACAACTAGGCGGTTGTTTACCTTCAAGCATTTGCTTTCTTACATTTTTCATGTAAGTATTATTCCAAGATTCATTCAATCCAACTACATTTAAATTAGCAGGTTTTCCATCTTCAGTTCTTAACTCTCCTAATTTTCCACCATGTTCTTTGTGATCTGTTTTACCAACAGAAGAAGCATTTGCTGTGCAACAAACTCGCATTGCTCCATCAGGTCTTGTACTAAGATGCATCCACGGCAATGCACAAAATGTTTCACTTGGTAATTTTATTGCCATTGTGCCTTGTATGCATCAAATCCTGTACCACATTTGTTAGCACAGACTTTTAATTTACCTTCTTTTACACTGGAACATGACCAAGAATTTTCAATCATATTAAAAAAATCTCCTTCAATTATATCTTTCAATTCATTATATATAGCGTTTATATTATCAGCATCTTTTATGATATTCCATATTGGTGCTTCTTTTGGTTTCCAATACCATTTATATTGTTGTCCACCCAACCAACAACAAGGAAATACATGACCCTCAGCAGTGACAAATATTTCTGATTTTTCAATAGCTTTACAATTTATATCAGTAACATCATAATAATGTTCCATACTTCCATATTCACTAACAAGTTCTTTTTCTTTCTTTAAAGCATCATTGACATACTCATCTTTTGGTTTTTCTAATTTTTGTGTTTCTTGTCCTTTTCTATTCATTCCTTGATGAGATTCTTTTCCTTCATGTTTAACAGTAGAAAAAAATCTTCCTGTTTTCTTTGTTCTAAAATCATCAAACCTCATCTTTTTCGCTAACTCTCTTGCTTCTTCTATCTGATGTTGATTGTGGTCAAATATGATGAATTCCCAACGTGCTCTACCACCTTTAGAAATAAATGCAGCAGAATTTTTCATACAGTTTTCCCAATTAACACCTTGTCTATATAAATGATTTGTATCACTCAATCCGTCAAAAGAAAAAGTAACATGACCTTTTCTTCCCATGATGATCGCTAACTCTTTCCACCATTCAACATCTTGTGCTCCACCATTTGTATTCATAGACAAATGCATATTATTATTCTCAATTCTAAAATATTCTAAGCCATAAATACTATCATGTGAAATACATGGATCACCAAGATTACCACACATATACATATGATCCAATTGTTTAATAAATTCTTTTCTAAATATTATGTGATAATCTAATGCGCTTAATTCTGCACCTGTGAGATATGGATTGTCTTTACCGCCATTTATGTTACGATCGCATTGTAGACATGCTGCTTGACATTTTTGAGTTGGTTCAATATGAACACTTTTAATATCAGAATATTTTAACATGACAAATTTTTTCTGTTTAAAATGGGGAACAAAATATCCACCAATATATGTAAATAGATTATTTAATTCACTTAAAGTAAATTATAATAATTCTTTCAATTTTTATTGTCTTACTGATAATTCTGATGGATTGAATAAAGATATTGAAATAAAACCAATACCCAAAACATTTTCAGAATATCCTAGAACACAAATTTTTACTTCCGAAAAAATGTGTTACTTTCACGACTATGCTTATTTATCTGGCAAAAAAGCATGGTTTGATTTAGACATATTAATACAAAAAGACATATCTGATGAAATAAACCAAGAACACAAAAAAGTAAAATTTATATGGAATTATTGGAGAGATCCAAGAGCACATAAAGCAAATTATGGATATTTAACTTGCAACATAAATTCATCTTTTGTTGCTTGGCAAGATGATGTTGGATATAACTTATATGAAAATCTTATAAAAGTCAAAGAAAAAGCATTTTTTACATATCCTTCTTTTGACAAATATATTCATTATCAATGTTATAGAAAAAAACAAATAGATTTTTGGCATAATAAAATCGCATATAATTATAATATAGGGGGTATATTTCCGGAAGACAATATGCCTTTAGAGTATAGAAAAGAATATAATTTGTGTTTATTTAATACATCACATAAAGCATGGGCTAAAAAAGAAGAAACACAAATTGAACTTGATGAAGCAAAAGGTTGGGCTGAAATATTATGGAAAAATTATGATAACATCATATAATAAATTGTTAAAAAATCAAAATAAAGATTTTAAATATCTCATTGAATATTCAAACAATGATGATGTAAGAAAAATATCATGGAGAATTTTTGATGAATTAATGATTCATTATGATGATGAAATAGTACATTTTTTATGTAGTTGGTATTGTCACATGGAAGTTGATGATTTTGAAATATTTGGTTATAAATGTTTTTATTATGATATTGATCCTATGGTATGTGAAATGAATAAAAAAATAACAAATAATGTAATTAATAAAGATGTAGTATTTGATGATATTCAAATTAATGAAGGAATAATAGTAAACAAATTTTGTGAAACGTGTTATCCCGTGGGAAAAATATTTAAAGGTAAATTTGTTTTAGTTGGATCAGACAATCCTCATTTATCATGTATTAATCAAATTAATAGTTGTCAACAAATAATAGATCAAAATGAGTTGACTAAGATTCATTACAAAACTACAATTAAAGGTAAACACAATTATTATATGGTGATAGGATGCAATCAAGTATAAAAAAATTAAAAAATCTGGAAAATAATTTTAAAAACGTTGTTCAAAAACATAGAGAAACCGTACAAGGATTTCGCGATGATCTAAACAATATCAAAAAAGAAATAAATCAATTACCATATCATAAGATCGAACAATGGATAATGAATAATCAGTCAGAAAGTTTAGAAAGTTATCAAGATTCATTATCTCATGGACAACTCACATCAAAAGAATGGATGGTTGAAAAATTGCCAAAAGGTAATGATATGTATATTGAAATAATAGCAGACAATGCTCCTGTTGTTTTGGGATATAGTGAATCATCATTATATTTAGAAATTATTGGTGGATGGTTTGGTTGCCCACTTATTGATTTATTAAATACAAAATTAAATATTAAAAAAATAGATTTTTATGAAAAAGATGAATCTTGTAAAAAAATTTTAACACAATATTTAAATCATTTTAATTTTAATTTTGAAGTATCTGTTTTTGGTGACTTCTTTGAGAGAAAAGAATTAAGAAGGAGAGATTTAATTATCAATACATCGTCAGAACATATGAGAGATATTACGGAAATGAAAGAATATTTTAAAGGCAATCCTGCCATAGCTATTCAATCCAATAATTATTTTGAAATAGATGATCATATTAATTGTGTAAATGACGTTGATGAATTAATTATAAAAAATCAAATAAAAAATGTTTGGTACAAAGGTAGTTTAGAATTTGAAAAATATACAAGATTTATGGTGATAGGACAATGGTATGACTAAATTTGCAGTCGCTTGTATTTGTGTAGGTGACAAATATAATATCAATGATGTCAAAAAACTTGAAAAAATGGTTTTTGATAATACATCTTTAGATATTAATTTTAGAGTATTTGATGAGCCCATACTATACAAATGGTGGAACAAAGTTTTATATTTTTCTCCACTAATAGAACCATTTAAGGAAGATGTTGTCATAGCTTTTGATCTAGATATATTGATAAAGAATAATATTGATGAATTGTTTGAATGGGCTACAAATGTCAATGGCCTTGGTTTAGTTTGGGCAAAATGGAG